TGGGACAACTACGAGAATACTTTGTTGCTTCTCAACGTAATATCTCACAATTGAATATATCATCAACGACTTTCCAGAAGCAGTTGGAGATATCAACAACTTTCTATTATGTCTTAGGGCGTCGTATACTCCCTCAACTTGGTAGTCGCGGGGAGCGTACTTGCAAATAGAATTCATATAATCTTTTACGCCTTCCTTTGAGATCTGCTCATTGACCTCAAAAGGAAGACCATAATACTTATTGTTTCGAAACTCATAAGTGTATTCGTGTTGCTCACAGAATCTTATGAGTTTATCTAATAGACCAACGTATATTTCTTGCGTATTAATATTAAACAAGTGAATGTAACCATCCCACCACTTATTTTTGTAGGCAGGTGCGAATTTGGCGTTTGGAACTTCAAATTGAAATGTGTCTCTTAACTCATAGTAGACGTGTGGGTCTGCCTCAACTTGAAGAAATACCTCATTCTTTTTTGAAATAATCAAATGTGACATTCATAACATATCAGTTATGATTATTTATTTGACTAATTGAAACCTGATTGAAATTGGTGCCAATCAATGGCATTTTTTATTTGATATGTTCTATTTGATATTGTTTTAATAATCTCCTCAAGAAACTTTAATATAATATCATAGTATTTAATTTTAAGATCTATTTTATTTAATCTCTCATCGGCATCTAGATGCCTCTGTAGCGCCTCTTTGTCTCTAACTTTATATGGGAATGGTTCTTCAACATAAACCTCTGCTGGTGCCTTTCCTGTGTAATAGTTGTATCTTTCTAATTTGACCCTACTATAAGTTTCTCTTGCCTTCTCTCTTAGAAGAGTGATTGTATTGTATATGGTATAATATTTCGAATGGAGTTGTGGAATTTTTAAAGATTCATCGTGTAAGTTATCAGGGTCTATAACAGAATCTCTCTGCCACATTTCCTGTATTTCATCAAGATTCATAAACCTGTAGCAATAGAGTAAATAGTATACTTGAAAGATGCCTGTGCTGTAAAGTATTGAATATCGGTTTGTGTGGAATCAAATTCTAAGGAAGATAATGACACTGGAAATAAATCTTTAAATTTAACAATAGCACTTGTGTTATAATTGCTATCCAAAATATAAAGACTTCCATCACTAAATGCTCTTTTAGGATCCAATGGTTGAGTCAAATCATCTTGATTAGTTAATAGATCTCTATAATCTTGAGCACTTTCTGGAAATCCTAATCCAGTCAACCAATTATGAATTGCCATATAGTTTATAAGATCTTCATCGACTAAAAATTTTAAAGATAGATCACCATATGTAATTTTATCACCGGGAACATCGATATCTTTTAAATAAGTACTTTGAGTTTCAATTTGTAATGAAATTTCTGGAATTTTACTACTTGTGCAAAAAAATGAAACTTTTGGTTCTTTTGCTAAAGTAAATTTAAATCCAACGGGAGAAAGATAATTTCTATTTTGTATCTGTTTATCAAATGCTGTTGCCATTATTGTATGGGTGATAAGAGTGTATTGCGAATCATTCTCCCGACAAAACTATCTTTTTTTTCTTTTGGTTCAATTCTGGGAGAACTTTGCAGTTTGATTGGGGGAGGGCCAGATGAATACCGTTCGCCCGGTTTTATAATAAACGATTTCATTTTTTTATTTTTATTTAGATAAAAAAAGACCCCCCATTTGGGAGGTCTTGTGAAAATGTGAGAAATAACTCACATAAGATTTGCAACCTTAACTCTTCTGTAATAGACGTTAGCGTTGGTTTCAATGTTGTCTGGCGCAGTTGGGAGAGTACCACCCTTAGAGAATGGATTTGCAACAATTCCATAACGAGTCTTAAATCCAATTTTTGGTTGGAAAGTATGCTCACCAACAGCACGTACCATCTGAAGAGGTACATATGGGCAATAGAATAGTCCAGCATCATAAGGTGAAGAACCCTTATATCCAACAACGTAGAATTGATTAGCTGCAACGTTTGCCGAATATGGATCAATGTAAACTCTATACTTACCTTGAAGAACACCTGCAAAAGTATTGCCGGTATCATCAACATTAAGATTAGAGTTAAGTGCTGGGGTGTAATCAAGAACACCTGCCATAGTGAGTGCTGAAGCAACATCAGCAGAACACATAATCATGTTGCCCTTTCCTCTACGAGTTTGTTGTGCGATAGCGTTAGCATCGCGCTCGATTTGGAAAATAAGACCCTTGAACTTCTCAACAGACCAACGACCGTTTGAATCAACATCAAGGTCGAAAGTACCAGCAGAAGCGGTGTTAACCTGAGCACCAGGAACAGCAACTTTGTAGATAGTACGAATGATTTCTCTGTTGATTTCAGCGAGAATCTCAGTGCTAAGAATATTAGCAAGTTCAGCTTCAGCATTCAGACCGTGAATTGCCTTAAGGTCTTGTGCTAATTCGAGTGAGTACTCAGCTTTCAGGGCGCGTGACTTAGCGGTAACGGTGAGTTTCTCAATTGAGAAAGCCATCTCGTTGAAGTAATTGCTGTCGCTATCGCCAAGTGCTTCAGCATTACCGGTGGTCATTCCGCCGCCAGCATTATACTGATTATCGCCAGGTGCAGCATTAGCAGTTTGATCTGATGGCGAAAGAATTGAAGGATTAGTACCTCCTTGAGCGGTAGTACCGAGACCAACAGTTCCATCAGTAAATCCTGAATTCAATCCGAGACTATTATTTTGTCCAGAGAATGCGGAATCTACTTCATTGTAGAATGTTTCGGGACCACTTTGATTCTGATAGCGTGAACGCATTGCAAAGATAAGTCCTGTAGGGCCGTTCATTGGTTGAACGCCACAAAGGTCATAGGCAACCAGATTGGGCATCGAACGTCTGATCAGTGAGATCAGAACGGGATCGAAACCTGCAACAGGTGAACCAGTTCCACTTGCTGCACTACCACCAAAACCACCAGTACCGGCGGAATTAGTTGGGGAAGCTTCGCTAAGGAAAGAACGCTCTTCACGAAGTTCTCTCTCTTGATTTTCTAGCAGGATTGCGGTTACCGCTCTACGATGTGAATCTTTGATTTGATCCATTCCTTGATAATCAAGGATCGGTGCCCACTTCTCCTGCAGGTACTCTGTGTTGTACATCTGCATTTGATTTTTACCTCTTTAAAAAAAGTTTTGTTTGATTTATAATTTAAAAATCACTTTTTAGAGACTCTACTGAGTGTTTGAAGATATGTCTCCATGATTGGCGAAACCGAAGTAGTTTCGGTTTGATCATATGAAACTTCCTCTGATAAATTTTCAGTTACATCTCTTGGAGCACTAGTGTTTATTGGGAAATATGATTCCCTCAATGTTACTAGTTTCTCACGATAGCTCTCTTCACTATCAAACTCAACATTTTCAGCAAGAGAAGCGAGTTTGTCTTTCTGAGAAAGTGCAAGACCCTCAGCGACATCTGCAAAAATTACATCAGCAACCGACTCTGCTAATCTTTGATTTAGAGCAATATTTTTTTCAATTTGCTCGTTGAGTTTTTCTTCCATTTCATCAAGTTTATCTACCATACTCTCGATTACATCATATCTATCTTCAGGGATTGCTACATAATGATCTTCAAAAAGATTCTTCATTCCAGCAAGGAATGATTCAGTCATTTCAGTCTTAAGACCGTGCTCAACTGCGAGTGCATTTTCTTGAATCCACTCATCAGCAACATACTCAAGATATGAATCTACTCTCTCAGTAAGTTCTTGTTTGATAAAATTAACCTCTTCAATAAGTGCATTTTCATATGTCGCTTCAAGTTCTTCTTTAATTTCTGAAACTTTAGAGCGAATTGCTGCTTCAAAAATAGTACGTGCTTTTTCTTGAAACTCTTCAGATAATTCTTCACCTGCTAAAAGAGCATTGACATCTTCTTCAATGTCAAATTCTTCTTCAGTATCTTCTTCAAATTCTTCTTCAGTTTCTTCTTCTACAACTTCATCTCCGTCGATTTCTTCTTCATCAACAAGATCTTCATCTTCTTCAACTTCCTCTTTTGCCATAGATGGCATAGGATCTGCGGGAGCTGCTT